TGGGGTAGGCGTACCACTGCACGATCAGATCGGCTGTCTGACCCTGGTTGACCTGGACGGTCACTGCACCACCCCTCCCATCGTCATTGACCTACTGAATACCGAATCGCGATTCTACCAGTCAGCCGGTCACCCCCACCGACCACTGGTTGGTCGTGGGTTTCACCGACCCGTCGATCTCCATCCAGGCGCCCGGCCCCAGGTCGAACGTGCTGTAGGGCAACGCGCCGCCGCCGGACTGGGCCGGGGTCATGTTGGTCAGGGCCGGGACTCCTACTCCGCCCGGACCGCCCATCAGGGCACTGGTCTTGACCGCCGTCACGTTCCCGCCTGCCAGCGACACCCGCACCGGCTGCCAGTAGGTGTTTTGGAACGGCGTGCCGAGCGAGTAGGACAGGGCGGCCACCGGCCCTTGAGCCTGCTGCCCGTTCAAAATATTGAGACCGGTGTTGGCGTCGGTCTGGATGCTGGACGCCGTGTACAGGCCGACGATCTTGATGGTTCCCCGGGCACTGGCCAGGGCGCCACTGTTGTCGTCCCGCCAGCGGGGTGCCGGAGACTCCGTGTCCATCTGGTCGATGTCGATGTAAGGACCGATACCGGCCGCGCCCAGGCCCAGGATGTAGCCGTTGTAGATGCACCCCTCGACGCTGCACTGGTCGATCTTGACGGCGTGACCGGCGCCCGCGCTGTTGAAGTAGTTGCCGACGACCGCCATAGCCGCCCAACCGTACAGGCTGCGCAGGTTGCGCACGTCGGCGTGTTCGGTCAGCATCACGTTGAAGGTGTAGCCGCCCCAGATGCTTAGGTTCTCGATGTCCAGGATATCGTTGTTGCCGTTGGCCGGGAGTAGCAGGCCCTTGGACGACCCGCCGGACAGCAGCACCGGGTTGTTGAAGTCGCCGCCGACGTAGGTGCCGGTCACCGAGATGTTGACGTCCCGGATGGTGCACTGGGCCACCCCGGTCAGGTCGACCGCGCAGTAGTTCCAGCCGTTGGCCGACAGGGGGGTGATGATCGTGACGCCGCGCATCACGAAATTCATGTTGCTGTACTTCAGATCCGGGCTGGTGCCGTAGTCGTTCGTCGGCGTCGGCCCGCCGATCACAGCAGGGTTCCCATTGGCTGTGATGTTGTTGCCCTGGGCCGACTGGCTGGAGAACACCCCGCCGGACACCAGGGTCATCCCGGTGCACTGCGGCACGGTCTGCTGCCAGAACGCGCCGGTAGCCGCGTACTCGTAGTTGTACGGGCTCAGATGCATCGTCACCTTGTTGACGGGGGGTCCGGGGATGTGCAGCGGTATCTGGGCGTTGCCGAAGGTCGGTGCCCCGGTCTTGAGCGGGCCGAAGATCCCGTAAACGCCCGGAGGTCCCGTGACGGCGCCAATGCCGAACGCGTTGGCCTGGGCATAGGCGTTGGCCGCCGTCTCAGCGGAGGTGAACGCACTGGTGTTGTCGCTGCCCCAGAACATCGGGACACCGGACGCGGTCACCGTGGCGTTGGCGTTCAGAGTCACCTGGGACGGGCTGTTGTACGCCTGGATCTGGGCGACCAGGGACGTGACGCCGGACGCCCCCACGCGCGGCACGATGGTGTATTTGCCCACATCGGCGGATGTGAACGGGGTGGTGTTGGGGCAGTTCAACAACGGACTGCCCGACTGCATCGCTCCGTCCGGCACGAACCGGCCGTCCGGTTTGGCCCCGTACGCCATCACGTCGAACTGCCAGGGCTGCAGGGAGCTGGCAGCTGCCTGCCAGCTCCCGTTGCCCAGCGCGTCCGACGTCCAGATCTTGCCGGACCCGGCCCCGGCGGGTACCTGCTCGGGTACGGTGCCGGTCAGCACAAGCGTACCCGTCATGGTGTCGCCTGCCTTGGCGACACGGGTAAGGTCGCTCAGGGCACCATACCCGGTCGCGGCCACCGGGACTCCTTAGAGGGTGTGCGGCTCGACGGGGGTCTGGTCCGGCGCGGCGGGCTCGGCTGGAACCGATGTGTCATCGGCAGGGGCGTCCGGCACCAGCTCGTTGGACGGAGTGGCCGTCACGGCGGGCTCGTGGTCGACGATGGACGGGGTGACCGGGACACGGTACTTCAGGTTCACCGTGTCCTTCTCCCACGGGTGCGGCTCCTCGCCGACGAACTCCGGCTCGCCCTTGGGGTGCAGGCCCCGGTTGATGGCGTCCTGCAGAACCCCGATCAGGTTGGTCCGGTGGTACTCGTGCTCGGCGGGCAGTCCGGCCGTGTGCGACCGGGTGTGGACCGTAAAGATCCGGGTGAAGAATCCCGGCTCGTGGTCTTCCGGCTGGCGCTGGGTCACCTCGGCCTCGACGTTGCCGTCCAGCGACGGGAACTGGCCGCCCGTGTAGTCCCGGGTGGTGACCGGGCCGTCGTTGGCGCCGTCTGTGATCGTCGGCTGATCCGGCGCCGGAAGCGGCGTCTCTTCGGGCATTCGGGTCTCCGATCAGGCGGTGGGGGAGCGGCCGGGGCTCCGCCTGAAAACCCCGGCCGCCGTCATCAGATGAGGATGTTGCCCGAGTTGTCCTCGTGCACCGCGAACGCGTTCTCGTGGCCGACCGCGAACGCGCGTCGGGCGCGCATCTTCAGGATCGACTCATCGGTGAGCGCGGACAGGCCGTTGCGGCCGTCGATGAACACCGACTCCGGCCCGGACCGGCGGCCGACGATCATGTAGTTGCGGTTCGCCCAGACGATCAGCGGGCTGCCGGTCGGCGTCGGAGTGGCGACGGCCGAGGTCATCGCGCCGAGCGACCAGTGGATCGGAATGCCGAAGATCGTGTCCGGCGAGGCGGCCATGCCGCCGCCCGGGAACCCGGCCGTCGACTCCTGGAAGATCGGGCGCTGGTTGGTGTCCTTGATGTTGCGCAGGATGTTGCGGTAGGCCGGGTGGGCCAGGCACACCATCTCGGAGATGTCGAAGTAGTTGCCGCGCTCGACGTTGCCCAGGGAGTTGGACAGGGTCACGTAGGTCGTACCGCCGGACCCGGTCTGGGTCAGGTTGGCGTTGGCGGTGTAGCCTGTGGCGCTGTCGCTCTGGGTCAGGGTGTAGTACACCGACGCGAACGGGACCCCCGCGCCCGGTGCCGCGCTGACGGCCAGGCAGGAGTTGTCGAACATCTTGCCGTACGAGGTCGCCCAGTCCTTCTGCTTCGTGGCGATGACGTCGGCGATCGCGTCGTCGATGTCCTCCTCCGCGATGCGGACGGCCATGCCGAACTTCTGGGCGGACAGGATCACCGCGTCGTTGACCGACTGGTCCTCGCCGTACGTGCCGCCCTTGGCGACCAGCGAGACGCCGATGCCCGCGCTGCGGGGGACGGAGCGCGTCTCCGAGTTCATGGGGACCGGGGATCCGAGCGCCTCGACGCCCGAGATCTGGTTCACCCGCATGATCACCTGGGAGTCGAACTCCTCGGGGATCCACGCTTCCATCGTGTCGCGGGCGCCACCCGCGACGGCGTAGACCGGACGCCCGTCCGGCAGGATGGTCAGAAGAGTACGCGCGGGAACAGACGGTCCCGCGAGCAGGCTGGAGCGGAACATCGCCGCAGTCCTCCGCAGATGTTGGGGGTTGAGTTCATGGGTTTTGCGATCGACCCACCTGGGTCTCAACCACCCGCATCCGCGAGCTGCCCTCAGTTTAGCACCGAGGGCAGTCGCCCGCCACTTACCCTCTACCGGTTGCCCAGCGCGATGGCGGCCAGGCGCTCCGCCGACGACCTGGGCGTGTTGTCGACCGGGGCCTGTGGCGCCGCGTTGGCGGCCGGGATACGCGGCGGAGCCGGGCGCGTGCGCTTGGGCTTCTCGGGCTCCGGCGCCGCGAACAGCTGCGGCAGCTCGGCGCGCAGCTGCTCCAGCTGGTCCTCCATGCCGCCGACGATGTTGCCCTCTTCGTCCATCTCGATCTGGCCGATGTCCAGCAAGGCCACCAGCCGCTTGGCACTGGCCTTGGGTATTCCGGCGTCGACCAGCTCCGCGCGGGCGGCCGTACGGGCGAGCTGGTCCCGGTACCTCTCGGACGCGGCCGTCTCGGCTGCCTCGGCCGCCGCCTTCTCGCGCTGGCGGACCTGGGCCGGGGTCAGCACATTGTCCGGCAGGGTGGTCGGCGGCTGCGCCCCCTTGCCGCGCTTGCCGGTCGGCTGCTGGGGCTGGTTCTGGCCGAGCAGGCGGGCGCGCTCCTCGTTGGCCTGCCGCTCCTGCTCCCTGCGCTCCAGATCGGCCAGCCGCCTGTTGGCTGCCGCCAGCTCCTCTCGCCTGGCCTTGGCCGACGCGTTCGCCCTGGTCAGGCTGTTCTGCACCTTTACCCACTCGGCGTAGTCCGGCGGCTGGTACGACTTCTTGCCGCTCTTGCCTCCGTCGTCCTGGGGATCGGCGTCGGGGTCGTCGTCCGGCGCGGCGTCGTCGGCGTCCGGCTCGACGGTGAAATCGTCCTGCGCCCCGCCGACGCTGTAGATCGGTCGGCCGAGCGGATCGAATCCCAGAATCAGTCTGGGGGCGTACCTCAGGCGGTTGGTCATACTGTCTCCACATCCGGGCTGATGCCTGCGCACATCCGCGCGCTGGCACCGATTCAACCCGATCAAGGGCGCCTCGCGCTACCGCGCGGTACGCTCCGGCTATCAAAACGCTTATTCCGTACCTGTCGGCGGGCGCGGTCCTCTACCGTCTTGGGCATTCCGGCGCCGCGCCGCAGCAGCCTGTCGGCGGCATTGATCCGTGCGGCCTGAGACTCGCTGGGCAGGCTCCAGCCGCGCAGTACCGACCGCTTGGCCTCGCGCCGCAGCGCTGCAGGCAGATCGACCTGCGCCGCCAGGTCGGGTCGGTTGTACAGCGCGCCGTCCAGCGGTCCGCCCTCGACGCTGCGCATTCCGAACCACAGCTCGGCGTGGCAGCGGCAGAAGTTGTGCCGGGGCGGCCCGGTCAACGGCATCTCCGGCGGCCAGATCGGCGGAGCCGACCCCGGCTTCCCGAAGGTCGCATCCTCGTCGAACCCCTCGCCGGTCATGGGGTCGATCAGGTGTCCGGACAGGGCCAGGCACACCACGCACGCGTCCCGCTCGGCCACCCACAGCAGCTGGCCGCCTCGCTGTCCGGCCACCACGGCCAGCCCGTGGCTGTTGGCCGTCGATATCGCGTACGACACCGCCCGGTCCACCGGGGTGGAGATCTGCTGCGCCTTGGCCTGAACGGCGGTCAGGTCCTTGAATTCGGACACGCCCAGGGACTGCGCCATCTGCTGGGCCGCATCGACCCGTTCGGCCACCGCCTGCGCCACCCCTCCCACAGCCTGGCTGACTGAAGATGGAAGACTGAGGCCGACCGCCGGGACGGGCTGCGACACGTATCGGTTGCCGTACTCCAGTCCGCGCCGGACCGCGAGATCGGCATAGTGGGCCAGGGGGGTGGAGAAATCGATTCGGCGCAGCGCGTCCAGCTCGGCCACGATCTGGCCGACCAGCTGCTGGGCCTGTACCGCGTCCAACGGCTGCTCGATCGACCCGGCCAGCACGACGTACCGCCCGGCGATCTGCTGAAACAGGCGCTGTATCAGGGTCCTCAGATTGGCGGTAGCAGCGCTGCGTGCCTCGTGCTCCAGCGCCAGCAGTCCGGCCGCCGCCGCGTAGTTCTGCGCCAGCGTCAGCCGGACGGCCTCAGCCTCCTGCGGGTCGTTCCCCGCCGCGTCATCGGCCACGGACGGACCCGCCGTGCCGGATAGCCACTTCAGACGCTTCGTCTGGTGTCCATCCGGATACACTCATACCTTCATCCATCGGGTCGTGGTGCCAGCCCATACCGCTCCAGAACCGGGCCGCGTCCTGGTCGGCGTAGGTGCCAGTCACCGGCAGACGCTCGGCCGCTGCCCGTCTGGATGCTTCGACCGCCAGCCGCGTCCCTGTGCCCGGCACGCTACCGTCCGACCCCACCTCATCGATATGAACGGACCGATGCTCGGACCCGGTAACCTCCGGATCCGAATACTGCATCGACAATGCGCCGACTAGCTTGCCCTTGCGGTCTCTGGCGATGATCAGACGATGGGCGTCGCCAAATTGCTGATGCTCTTCGGCCTGACTGATCGCATTGTGAATAAAATCGGTTCGGTGGTTGGAGCCACGCGACGGTAGCTCGGCACGCAGTGAGTCGGCACTACGGCCGTTGGTTACCTGGACCCTGCCGCCCGCCCGGTCGAACCTGTTTAGGTTTCTGGCCATCCGGTCGTGCACGTCAGGTTTGATGCGCCCGGTATCAGCCGGGCTTACACTTTTGGGACAGACGCCTTTCGACGCTCATTGCCCAACGGCAAATTAGTTACCCTGGACTGCTCATCGTGCTTGGCAGCTTGGCGCTCGTGGGCAATCCGCCGGGCCGAGGTAACCGCCGCCTGGGCAGCTCCCCGGTGGGCCTGGGCTGCCGCGTGGTGGCTGTCCTGGTCATGGGCCGTCGCCGACGCTGCTACAGCCTTCTGCCGGAACGTCTCGTACAGCTGGGCGTGAGCCTGATTGGTCGACGGAGCGGCGGTCTTGGTCGACTTGTCCATGGAGCGGTCGCCTGCGCGGCCGGTGCGCTTGCGCGGACCGTCGGCCGCCATCTGGTGGACACCGGCCGCGTACTGGTGGTGCTGGGCTCGGTCCGCGGCCCCCATCTGGCGGGCAAAGTCGGCGGCCCTCTGGTGGGCGTCGCTGGCCGCCTGGTGCGCCTCACGGGTGTTCTCCCGCTCGGTCTTGGCCGTCGCCCCCTCAGCCCGGTCCGACAGGTTCTCCATCTGGTCCTGGCGGGCCTTGACGCGGTCTATGGCCGCCTGGGTCTCGGCGTGGCGAGCCTCAGCAGCCTTCCGGGCCTCGTCGCGAGCCTTGGTGCGGGCCGCCTCGGCACGGTCTTCGACCTGGGCCGCCTGCCGGTGGTTGGCGGCCAGGTTCTGGTGCTGCATCCGCAGTCCAGCCGTCGGCGCCAGCTGGGCCGCCCGGTCGTGGATCTCGGCCGCCGACCGGTGGTCGCTCGCCGACTTGGCGGTCTCGCTGGCCAGCGTAGCCCGCCCCGACACCATGGCGAAGTGGTTGGCCGTCCTCTCCGCGCTGGGCTTGGCGGACTCGGGCGCCTTTCTGGCCTCCATGATCTGCCTGGTCCTGGCCCGGTCGGAGACTATAGCACTCTTGGCCTCGGCCGACCCGGGGTGATGTCTCTCCAGCGGGACCACTCCGATGACCTGCATGCCAGCTCCGCCCTTGCGGGCGGCTGCCTCGCTGCCGTGGTAGGAGGCCACGAACTCCTGTCCGTGGCTGTCGCGTACCACGGCAGCGTGAGTATACGGACTGGCGCTGGTTCGCGTGTAGACATGCCCGCCGTGCCGGGCCACAAAGGTTGACTTGCCGCCGCTGTCGCGATCGCCTGTCGGACCGCCCTTGATCTGGTCGGCCAGCTTGTCGGCCGACCGGCCCTGGTGGGGGTTGACCTTCTGCTCGGTCTTGGGTGGCTCGTGGGCAGTGGCCGTCTCGCCGGACTTCTGGCGCTGGTAGGCAGCCATGCGGATCTGGGTCCGCATCGAGTCGGCGCGGTCCTTCTCGCCCTTGACCGGAGCCGGGCGCTTCATATCCTTCTTGGTCGTGTGGTGCACGACCGATCCGCCGGACCCGTGGCCGGGCATCTCCTTGGGGACGGCGGCCCCCAGCGCGCCCTTGATCTGGGCGGCCAGCTTGTCGGCAGACCGCTGCTTGGCTACCTGCTCGCGCAGGCGCGCGATGCCCCGGTGCTGCTCGTCCCAGATCCGCCAGTTGCTCTTGCCCTCAGACACGTCGGCCTCCCGGCCCGATTATACCGGCCCGAGAGGCTCCGTGGCTGCCTACCTGCCCTTGCGGGCGCGTGAGACCTGCTTGACGGCCGCCGCCGCGTGGCTGTCGCGCGTGCCGTCGGTGTGCCCGACGGACACTTTTCCCTTCTTGACCGAGGTGACGACGCCCTTCTTGTCCTTGGGGTCGACGATCTTATCACCCGGCTTGGGGCCGCCGACCGCGCTGCCCGGCTTGGCCACCATCTTCTTGCTCAGGAACGGCGGCAGCGCCGACTTGCCGCTCTTGCCCTTGTTCTTGGCCATCACTGCCTCGCTTCGACAAAGTCCAGGTAGTAGCACTTGCCGATCTCAAATTCGACGTCCGGGTTGTCCACCGAGATGGTCAGCCTGCCGGTCGGGCTGTAGCGCGCGAAGCGCTTGTTCTCCTCGATGCCGTCATCGTACACAGCGGTGAACTCGTACTCGGTCAGCGCCACCGCAAGGTCGGCGCTGAACCGCTTTGCCGAGGCGCAGTAGAATTTGGCGCGAGAGACGTGCCTGGGTTCAGTGGTGGTGCTGGTTTCAGTCATTTCTATCCATCCGGTAGCTGGCGTCAGTACACCTTGGAAGGAGTCATGGTGCCCTTGGGGGCCAGGACGGTGCGCTGACCGGGGGCGACGGCGTGGTCCTCAGGCGTGCTGCCCGACATGTCGCTGGCGGCGCGCGGGCGCCCGAGGCTGGCCGTCATACCCGCGTCCGGTCCCTTGGCCGTGCTGGACGTGATGTCGGGGTGGCGGCTGCCGGAGTGCAGGACGGCGCCGCCCTGTCCGGCCCCGTGCAGGGTGTCGGTGTCGCTGGGCGACGCCTTGGCGTACCCGTCGCTGGCTCGCATGTCAGGCTGTCCCTTCGTCGAACTCGGTGGTGGACTCCTCCGGCAGGTTAAGGATGCCCATGATGATCTGGTTCACCTGGTCGCCGTCCAGCACGCCCAGCCCCACGGCCGCGCCCATGGCCTGAGCCGCCGTGGCCACCTTGGTCAGGATGTCGACCCGCTGCCCCAGGTCGTCGCCCTGGTACGGCAGCCACGCGTCGACCTGCTCCTCGTGGTATCCCGCTTCCAGCAGTGTCTGGCGGGGCGGCACGCCGCAGTCTTGCTTGAGCTTGATCATCGACCACCCCTGCAGATCGTCGATCGTGGCACCGGGCGTCCAGCGGATTACAATGTTGGACCCGACGATGCCCGCCTGCTCACCGTCCCAGGTGGCGATCTTCAGCGCGAACCGCATGGCGTCGACGTGAGTGGATCCGTAGCTGATCTGCCGACGCTGGACCTTCTTGAGCAGCGGCACCTCGGCTGCCCGGATCGACTCGCCGGACGGAGGCAGCCGGGTGTAGGTCTGCGGATCGAAGTAGTGCACGGGAGTGGTGGTGACCTGGGCCATCATCCGGATGTAGGTGTCCAGCGGCGTCATGAACACGGCCGGATCTGGAGGGTTGAACTGCCCGGCCTGCTTGACCCCGTTCAGCCACCACACCTCGCCCGGACCGGACCGTAGGGTGCTGTCGTGCCCGGTGTCCTCGAACCGGTTGATGTCGTCCGAGGTGTCGAAATCGGCCAGCTCGTCCGACCGGTTGCCTGCCTCCGACAGCAGGTAGCGCTGGGGAAAGCCGTGATAGTCGATCGTCGCCGCGTGGGTGATGATCAGCTTGTTAATGCAGTCCTGGGGCCCGTACGCGGCCCGGTGCTCGGGATCGCCGTACGGCGTCCCGGTCCGATAGTGGAACACCGGGATCTCGCCGTACGGGTTGGCCACCGGCCACCCCTCGTCGTCCTGGTCGGAATACCTCATCCAGTCCCGCCGCCGGTTGCCCTTGGCGTTGGTCACGGTGATGTACTTCTCGATCCGGTCCGGATAGTACAGGTTGATCCGGGTCGGCGGCTTGCTCTTCACGCCCAGCTGGGCCGGGACCGTCCACTTCTTGATGGCGAACCGCTTGTAGCGCGGGTTCTCCGTGTCGTACACCAGCCGCATCGTCTTGGGGCTGTTGTAGAACATGTCGACCAGGGTGTACCCGGGGTCCTCGTCCACCGACTCGTCGCCCGGCCCGTCCTCCCCCTCAGGGATGGAGGCGGGCCACACCATCAGATACGCGTCGCCGAACTCTCCGGCCCGTCGGTGCAGGTCGGTGGCGTTCAGTTGCATCTGGTTGTAGGTCCAGATGTCCTTGAGCAGCGCGTCGGCCTCGTCGTCGTCGGGGATCGAGATCGCGTTGATCTCCAGGCGGTCCGCCATCACGTCGACCGGGGTCTTGGCCAGGTTGAACCTGAACGTGATGCCCGTACGCTCCAGGGCGCGCCGCAGCCGGATGCTGGCAAAGAACTCCGGGTTGGTGGCCTCGTAGTACATCTCGGCGCGGTGGTAGTCCGGCAGCGAGTCGGCCATCAGCTGCAGGCCCATCATCAGGTCCGGATTGTCCGGGCCGAGCTCGCCGTCCTCGTCGGCCACGCTGCGCCACCCCTCCCGGGTCCCTATCGAATACTGAAGGCTGAACCAGCGTATCATGGCCGACCCCTCCCCTACCCTTGTCAAGGAGACAAGGGGTATGATACGATGGTCTTTTCGGGCGCGTGGGGCGCCCGATCGGGAGGGAGACCACGATGGGAAGCTCGGCGATCAGCCAGGCGGCGGCCGTCAGTGCGCTGATCCGCAGGGAGACGGGCGTCATCCCCCGTCCGTCCGGCAGCAGCAACCGTGTCGAGTTCGGCGTGATCGTCCGGCGCGGCGTCAGCGTCGCGGCGGGCGCGTCGATCACGGTCGGCCACAGCGAGTGGTCCGACGCCGAGCTGGAGGACGTGGCCGACCGCATCGGTCGGGCGCTGACCCGGGCCGGGTACTACTACTCGCGGTCCACCAGCAAGGTCCCCGAGGACGGCATCGTCCACTTCAACACCGTCTACAAGCCCAAGCACAAGTACTCGGAGAAGAAGCGCTATCTGATGTCCGAGGTGCGCGAGTACGCGCAGGTCCACTACGCGGACGGCAAGGGCTGGGACGAGGTCGTCGAGGCCTGGGACGACGACTTCCTGGCCTTCTGCATCGGCAAGGCCTTCACCGTGAACGGTGCCATCAAGGCTGTTGCCAAGACGGTCAAGCTGCGCAACGACTACGCCGACGAGATCCGGGCGACGGCGTTCTGACATGGCCAGGCTGCTGCTGTTTCCCGAGCGCAGGCGCTGCCGCACCTGCCGCAGCTACTTCGGGTTCCAGGTGGTGCAGCGGCTGTATTGCTCCGACGAGTGCGCCGGGCGGTCTCCCCGCCCGGTCGATATCAAAGACCTGCCGCGCTGCTGCCGGGTGTGGAAGGGCCCGGAACTGGGCTGGCAGCCCAAGAGGGTGTTCTGGAGTGCGTACCGGGCCCGCCTGTTCGCCAAGAGGCAGGGGCTGGACTGGTACCAGTGTGACGGGCCGGATGGCTGCGGGCTGTGGCACGTGGCCAGCCCGCGAGAAACTACTATTAAGGAGTAGACATGGGAAAGCGCAGGCGCATCGCGTCGTGCAACGTTCACGAGGACTTCGACCAGGACGACCCTGGCGAGCGGCACATCCTGCTGGAGTGGCGGGGCGGTGTCATGTTCCAGCCCACCGGTATCCAGGTGGGCTACCAGATGCGCGACGCCGACTGGCAGACCGGGCACATCTCCGTCTACGGCCGACGCATCCTGAAGGGCGGCGGACTCGGCCAGTCGGTCAGCGTCCGGTACTACTCGGACAGCGAGCAGAGGGGCGCTCCCGCGTGGATCAAGCAGTGGGCGGCCGATAACCGCCCGGACCAGCTCCCCTGGAGGGACGAGGCATGAGTGTCAAGAGATGGACGGCGGTGCTGGCTGCGGCCGGTGCCGTGGCGGGCAGTGTGCTGGCCAGCCAGTCGGCCCACGGCAGCACCGTGGCGTGGTCGGCCAGCTGGGGCACCGCACAGGCGCAGGCTGTGTCCGTCGGCCCGTGGCAGAACCAGACCCTGCGGATGGCCGTGCGCTCGTCGCTCGGCGGTACCCAGGTCCGGGTGCACCTGGCCAACACCTTCGTGACCGGCGGCGCCAGCTTCGCCCACGTGTCGGTCGGGGTGCAGCAGGACGGCGCGCAGACCCAGGCCGTACCGGTGTCCCTGACGTTCGGGGGGTCGTCCTCGGTGGTCCTGGGGGCGGGCGCCTCGGTGGTGTCCGACCCGACCGCGCTGGCCGTGCCCGCGAACAGCCGCCTGCTGGTCAGCCTGTACATCCCGTCGGGGGCCAACATCACCTCGGCCCCCATGCACCAGCTGCCGGACGAGGAGGAGTACAACATCGTCGGCAGCGACGCCGCCGGGCTGCAGAGCCCTACGGTCAGCAATATGTTCAACTTCACCAGCTACGTCACCGGAGTCGATGTGGGCACGGCCGCCGCACAGACCGTGGTGGCGGCGGGCGACTCGATCACCGACGGCACGTCGGCCACGGTCGACGCCGACACCCGCTGGCCGGACTACCTGGCCGACCGCGCGGCGTCCGCAGGATTCGCTGTGGTGAACGAGGGCATCGTGAACGACTGGGTGACTGCCGACCAGCCGGGCAATCAGTCGCTGACCAACCGGTGGAACCGCGACGTGCTGACGGTGCCGGGTGTGCGGACGGTGATCGACGCCGCAGGTATCAATGACCTGCGGGGCGGAGTGTCGGCGCCCACCCTGGAGGCGGCACAGAACTCCCTGATCGCCAAGGCGCACACCCTGGGTATCAGGGTGCTGCTGACCACGGTCACCCCGTGCTCGGGGGCGACTCTGTGCACGTCGGCATTCGAGACCCAGCGGCTGGCCTACAACACGTGGGTGACCAGCGGTGCCAGCACGGCCGACGGCTGGGCCGACTTCAGCTCGGCCGTGTCGTCGCCGACCACGCCGTCCGCGCTGAGCAGCATCTACGACTCGGGCGACCACATCCACCCGGGACCGGCGGGGTATGCCGTCCTGGGCAACGTGGTCAGCCTGTCGGAGCTGTGATGATCACCGGGCGCCGGACGCGCGACCATCACGAGGTGTGGCTGGACGTCCAAGACGAGGACGACGTGCCGCGCTACGACGAGAGCCACGGCACGCTGGTCGTCGACCTGGTTCATCTGGAGTACCGGCGCCAGACCGCCGAGCCGGACTGGCGCGTGGTAACTGTCGACGTCACCGGGCGGCCGCGCTTGCGTGGAGGCGGTGTCGGCGACGACAGAGTTCACGAATTCTTCGTGCACCGGATGGGTCTGATCGATCGGGCCGAGAAGATGCCGCCGTGGCTGCGCAGCCTGGTGTACGAGGGACTGCCGGTATGAGTCCCGATCTCCTGTGCCGGATCATCCTGATCGCGCTGTGCGTGTACGCAGTCGGCACGGTCGTGTTCGTGGCCGCGATCTGGCACAAGCGCGACCCCTCACTTAAGGGGCTTGAGATAGACTGCTGAAGGGTTGACTCCCGGACAAGATGGTGGTGTACTGGTTGTGGGGGGTGCCGTGCCCCCCGGCCGAGAGGAGCGCCACCGCATGAGGATCCTGAAGATGGTCGTGGCGGCGGTCCTGGTGACCGCCGCTGCGGCGGGATGCAAGACCGTCAAGACCGGGCCCGACCCGGTCCAGTCCACATTCAGCAACCCCGCGCCGTCGCTGATGCCGACGAACGATCCGACACCGACTGTAGGAGAGGTCAGATGAGAAGGTCGAAGCTGCCCGGACCCGTGGCCGCCGTACTGGTGGCCGCGCTGCTGCCGCTGGCGATGGCGGCCAGTTGTCACATCAACCCGGCGGGTACCACGAACACCGCCGCCGCCAAGGCCACCGAGTCCGGGCGGCAGCCCGCGCCGACGGACAGCCGGGGATTCCCCAAGCTGTCCGACGGGCAGATCAGCGAGCTGCGGGGCATCCTGATGGACGGCCAGTGCCAGCTGTTCCTCGGCGGCGACCGGGGCTGGCTGATCTACCCCGACCGGCACATGGAGGGGGTGATCGTGGTCAGGTGCCTGTACACCACCTTCCAGCAGACCACGGTCATCACGGGTGACAAGCGCAACCCGGGCGACGGGCAGTGGCAGTCCAAGGGAGTCTACGTCTCAGCCGACGCCCCGGTGGGCGGCAACGTGAACAACGAGTACGTGGTTCATATCGACCAGTGCGAGAACGGCGTCTGGTCGATCCTGGCCTACATCACCGGCATCGGCTACGACAAGAAAACGCCCTACTCCACCGGAGTGGCGGGGGCGCGCACGCCGCCGCTGGCGACCAACTGCGCCCCCAACGTCGACGCCGAGGGCAACCCACTGTAGAGACAGGCGCCCGTCCGGTCCCCACGGCCGGGCGGGCGCCGCCGTATGAGGAGGCTGATATGGCGGCGCGGCGGTCGATAGCGCAGTGCCAGGGCGAGCCGGATCTCGTGGTCGTGGAGAGGGTGCTGTCCGGCTGGCGGCTGCATGCCGGGTACGCGGAGAAGGAGGAGGCACTGCGGCGCCTGCAGGAACTGCGGTACGCGTGGCCGGACGGCCGCACGGACATGCACGAGGACAGCCCGGAGGCGTGGTGGATGGTGCGCACGCCGTTCTGGCGCGCGGCGGCCCTGGTCGCCGAGTCCCTGGGGACCGACCTGCCTGGCGTGCTGGCCGAGCTGGAGCGACATCGCGAGCGCATCGCCCGGCGGGCCCGCTACGCACGCCAAAAGGCTGAGGCCAACGCCCTTAATACTTGACAGACGGTCAATTAACGTGGTTTGATTGTCTTGTGGGGGCGGGCTGGCCGCCCCCGTCGAGAGGAGACGGCGATGCTGGTCAAGTTCAAGCGGGACTACCGGCTTCACGGGGCGGTCTACTACATCAGTGGTCAGATCGTGCTGGCCGAGCGCAGCGACCACAACCCCCAGGGCGTGATCTGCGAGCCATCCAAGCGGGTGGGCGTCCCGAAGACCCACAACTGGGTGCCGCTGTCTGCGGTCACCGTGATCTGAGAGGGGATCGACATGACCTGGGACGAGGCGGTCGGCCTGATGATCACCGGAGAGTGTGTCGAGCGCGAGGCCTGGAACGGATGTTGGATAGTCAGTCGCGACGAGGACACCGGACGGATGTCTTTGTGGGACCAGGAGCAGGATGGCGACGAGTCCCCCTTCCGTCCCAGTGCCCGTGACCTCATCGCGACCGACTGGCTGCTGGTGGCCTGACCATACCGGCGCGTAGACCCCCGTCAGGGGGTCTACGCGTATCCGCCCACGGCGCGCACGCCGGGCTTGGCCTCAGGTCGGCGCAGGAACCTGGTGACCAGCGCGCCGACGGCGTCCACCATGTCGTCGTTCGGAGCCTTGGGGAAGCCGACCATCTGCTCCTCCAGCGCCGACATGCGCTGGGTGTGCTTGACCCGGTGGCGCTGGTAGTGCGCCAGCGCGTGCGCTGCCCGCACCCGCTTGTCGATGGTGGAGTCGATCAGCTGGATCTTGCACGGCAGATGGTGCAGGATGTCGTACCAGTGCTCGCCGCCCTTGTTGACCTCGACCACGACCAGGCCGATCTCCGGGAACGCCTCCAGGATCTGCAGCACCTTCTGGCGCAGGCGCTCTCCGACCAGCTTGACCTGCTCGGCGTGCATGACCTCGCACGCGCCCAGGTTGCCGAATATCATGGCCGTGATGTCCTCGGCATCAGTGGTCTGGCGCCGGGGGTCCTTCCTGGGCGGCGGCATCCAGCCGACCACGGCCAACCCGGTCCAGTCGCTGGTCTTCTTGGTCTTGTCGGCTGGGTCGATCGACAGCGCCACCTTGGTCTTGAACGGCAGCGACCCATACTCGAAGTCGTCCTTGGACCAGTAGTCCCCATCCAGGCCCATCGGGCTGTTGGCAAAGTTCTTGAGATACGACCGCGTGTGCCGGATCCCCAGCAGGTAGTCCAGCGGCCACTTGGCGGGCCAGATGGAGCGCTCCGACCCGTCGTCGGCGACGATGATCGGGGCGTGGTAGTGCACCCGTATGTTCTGCTCCCGGATCCACTCCGGGTGCTCCTCGTCCGGCTCCGTGACCGATTTGACCAGCTGGTGCACGATCGAGCCGGGCATGGTCACCGTGCCCGAGATCACCACGTCGGCGTACTCGTTCAGCGGCATGATGACATCGGTGACCGTGTTCAGACGGCCTTCGATCTGGTACTCGCTGTACTGGTCCTCGCCCGGCTCGATGTCGTCCAGGATCAGCTTGTCCGGCCGTGTGTGGCCGACCTTCATGCCCAGGGTCTTGGAGTCGGCGCCGCGCGCCCCGAACACGAACCCCGACTTGCGGATCGTCAGGCCCTTGGTGTCCGACAGCGTCATCCCGCGCGCCCGGACGGCGGGCTCGCACAGGTCGGGGAAGTCCCTTTTCAGCAGGGTGTTGGTGTCCAGCTCGTTCTTGAACGTCTGCAGGTGCATCTCCGCCTGGGTGCCCGAGTCGGCAAAGGCGGCGATGAACTTGCGGTGCCCGTGCGCCGCCTCCCACAGCGGCAGGATCAGGAAGTGCCACGTCGACTTGCCAGTCTCACGCGGGGCGACGTAGGCGTCCCGGTTCTGCCGTGGCCGCAGGGCCGGAGTCAGCACCCGCTGCAGTGCCTGCTGGCACCACTCCAGGTGCGCGTCACAAAGGGTGATCCGGTTTCTCGTGGCTGGCGCCCGCAGATGGTGGCGCAGATACAGCAGGGCGAACAGGAGGGGGTCGTACTTGGTCAGGGCGCGGCGGCCCTCGGGCGACTTGAGTAGCTTGGGGTGATGCCGGGTGACGTACGCCTGCGGGTTCAGGTCGGTAGATGTGAGCCCGGCCAGGTACGCCACCCCTCCCGCGTCAGTCGACCCTACTGAATCGCTGTCGCCGAAATTGAGAGAGGTGGCGTCCTCGGTTACCGTCACGCCAGTATTTTACTGGTGCGACCGGTGGACGGGCCACGTGTCCACGTGGTGCCAGGTGCCGGGCGCGCCGTGTCCGTCGAATGCCGTGCGGTCGACCGCCTCGGTGATCAGGCTGTTCCTGGCGAACGCGGGCGGACGGAACACGGTCAGGCCGACGTGGCGTCCGTAGACCGGGTCCCGGTCCGGGTCGTCGTGCAGCTGCGTCACCAGCGCGGACCAGCACGACCCGTCCGGCCGCGCCAGGTGCACCATCTCGCCGACGTACGCCGGGCGGACATCGGGGGCGGTGGCCCATCGGCCGACCGTGGGCACCACCGTCAAGGTGACCGAGTCCGGGTCGCCCGGCGGCAGCAGCCACCCAGAGGTCGGTAGTTGACCGCCTGTCATCTGAGTATCACCGTACCATCAGTTGGCGAACACCGCACGGATTGTCCGCATCGGTACACCCGTCACATCGTTGATACAGCGGGCAGTGTTCCCACTGGGTCTCTGACGGGTGAAAACCACAGGTTGCGCAGTAAGGACCTCGGTACAAACGCTGGCTGCCCCACCCGCCGGTGCACTGGTCAGGCTGTCTATGCGGATTGTCAGACATCGGGACGATGTTGCGACCGGTCATGCGGCCAGCCCCAGCAGCCGGGCCCGCAGCCTGCGCAGGGCGCCGGGCGTGACGTAGCCGTCCCAGCGGCCGTCGGCGAACAGGTGCCACCCGGCCAGCTTGGCCGCCCGGTCGGCGAGCTGGCTGCAGATCATGTGCCCGGACGACCTGATGTAGTCACGCAGCCACGGCACCGGGATGCGGAACCGGTGCAGCGCCAGCGCCAGGTAGTCCAGGAACGAGTACTTGACGCCGACGAACGAGCGGGCCCACATCGCCACGGCGGCGCCGTACTGCGGCGGACACTCGATCCACTCGATCTCGTACCCCTGCTCCAGATATGAGGCCAGCGTGTCCCGGCGGGCGCCGCCCGGGAACGCGCCGACCACTTCTCCAGCGCCGACGTATACCAGCGCGTGCTCGATGTCGGCGAACCCGTCGCCGTTCAGCCATTGCAGGATCCTGATGACCAGGCCCCACCGGCCCCGGATCCGGACCAGCCCGATCGACCCGAGCGGCGGCTCGACCGTCTTCATCATCGCCATCACAGATCCCTGATGTAGCGGTAGCGGACCGCGCCCTGCTCCGCCCCGTTCTGGTTCTCGTCCCGGGCGTACACGGCCGTGCCGTGCGTGTCGGACAACGGCGACAGCTTGTACAGGACATTGATGCTACGGGGCAGGTACCCGTCGGACAGCCGCTCCTGTCCATGTAGCGGGCCGCCGACAAACTCCAGCCGGACGCGGGCGTCCTGCGCCTTGACCCCGGACCGGTACGGACGGGACATCGCCGACTGGTCCTGTGCGAACGCGTCGAAGCTGCTGTCCCGCCGGGCTGGCGCGGTGACATTCATGCGCAGATGGCCCTCGGCCGCCAGCCACGTAGCCGCCTCGACGCCCATCCGCTGGATCATGTTCTTGATGTAGGACTCCTGGAAGCCGGAGCCCATGCCCTCCCACTGCTCCCGGGGCACGGCCTGCCGAAGGTTGAGACGCTGGCCGAACAGCACGGTCTCGGCCTCGATGATGTAGTACGTGTTGAGGAGGTCGGGCAGCTCAGGCGGTTCCGAGCCGGTCGGCTCGGGCTGCTCCTCGGTCATCGCTTACGCACACCCTTCCTCACCGGCAGGCTGTGATAGCCCGTCTTCGGCCCCCGCTCCGCCACCACCTGATCGGCCCACCTGTGGGCGAACGTCTTGTGGGTCGCGAACAGGAAGCGCCACTGCTTCTGGCTGTGCATCGGACCCGGGCTGCTGTGCGCCCCGCCCGACCTGCTCCGCGTCGTCGGCACCGGTATCGACCTCCTGACCGGCGGTCAGCTGAGCCGCCATTTCAAACGCATCCCGCCAGCCAGGGTACCACCGGTCCAGCCTGCGGTTGCGCTCCTGGATAAACCATTCCTCCTCGCGCTGCAGTCGCTCGGCCGCCCCCTGTACTCCCTTGACCATGGCCAACAGATAATCGTCTATCTGGTCCGTGCTGAGGCTGCCGCCGCGCGCCGGGTGGTCGTACCTGGACGCCGCCACGTCGACAAACGGCTCGTTGTCCAGCTCGGGGGGCGCGGCGGCGAACAGCCGACGCCACAGCGCGGCCCGCTCGTGCTCGGCCGGATCGCCGAATATGTCGTCCGCCATCCGGTAGGACGACATATACCGGTCGACGGGGGCGGCCCGCCGATAGATGGTGTGTTCGTCGACATACAGGCCGGACCAGGCGTCGTATCGCCAGCGGATGCCCGCGTACCAGGTCTTCCACCGTACTGTGACCGCCGGACGCGTCACCCGGTCGTACCAGTCGTGCCACGGGTAGCGCTGCTGGGCCCGCAGCGGCGCCATCGGCCACGACTCGGTACGCAGCAGCCCACTGAACCTGTGGGTGCACTGGTAGCCGATGTACTCCTGGATCGCCCGCCCCAGCTCGATGTCGTCGCTGGTCGGGTGGATCTCCATGGTCAGCCCGGTAACTGTACCGACATCCTGCCAGCCGTCCCCGCCGACCGGGGACACGAACAGCTGGGCGGGGCCCGCGTCGAACCCGAATCTGCGGGCGTACAGCTTGGGCTGGCCGAACGCGTCAGTGTCCGGGCAGGTTGGGTCCCTCTCCGGCACGGGGACGCCACCCCCCCACATTCTCGATCTGGGCCACGTCCCGGTGGAAGGTCGTAAGGTGGTGAACGGCGTCCGAGGCGTTGACGAACCCGGGACCGGTGCGGGGATGGTGCGGATTGCCTGCATGAACGTCGGGGTGAATGGTGGGCTCCCAGAGCCCGCTGCGCTGGTTGATCCGGCCCACTTCGCGGTTGCCATGCATCACCACCTGCTGGACGGGGGTCGCGCTGAACACGTCGTACACCAGCTCGCTGCTGTCCGGGTGCCGCACGTACTGCGGGTTGCCCAGCTGTCGGCTGGACGGATCCACCGTGCCCGGCGCCCCCGGGCTGCCTGTCCGCCCGACGTCCTGGGGCCAGCCCTTGGACGTGCGGTTGCGCATCGGTGCGTTGACGTTGCGCTCGGGCTCAGCGTTGGCCGACCCGTCAGGAAAGCCGCTCACGGTACCTCCCGATCAGCTCGTCGATCTGCTCGATCTTCTGCTCCAGCACGCAGTTCAGACAGCGCATCCAGGGGTGCGGTGTGTGCCTGCACAGGGAGCACGGGCCGCCGACCTGGTCGGTCAGCGGCTGGCCCTGGCACACCCTCGACTCATCGACCAAGGTCGCCATGCTGGCCCCTTATCCATGAGGCGACCTGCTCGTCGGAGTACCCCGACGCTACCAATCGGTCGATGAACGTGGGGCGGATCACCCGGTGCTGCGGGTGGGAGTACAGCCGCGTGGTGCTGGCGCCCACCGCCGACCGGATCGACGCCTTCTCCGCCTCCCGGGCGTACACGCAGTCGGCGTCGGACGCGTGCATCAGCGGACACTGCCGGAAGTAGGCGGTGCCCGGCTTGACATCCTTGGTGACGAACGGCGTGTCCAGTATCCGGCCGCCCGCCACCCTGTCCAGGTCCACCGGCACGCCGGGCTGGATGTAGAACTCGATGAACGCCTTGACATCCACCTCGTTCAGGTATACCACGCACGGGTACATCGCGGTATGCTTGAATATCTCCTCGACGCCCTTGTGCAACTCGGCCATCATCCGAGGCGGGTCACACTTGTACTCGCCGAACGGGCCGACGTGTACGTCCTTCCCGCCGCGCCGCGCTCCCGGGTAGGTCACGTCCTCACCGCCTGCTGTATCGCTCGCCGGACCTCAGACACCGCCTGCCTGGCCTCGGCCGCCACCCATCCCCGATAGAACAGGTTGGCCTTGTCCTTGGCTCGGACCAGCTTTTCTTGCAGCTGCGCCAGCTGATCCTGATACTCCCGGTGCAGCTCGTCTGCGTCCTGGCGGGACTGCTTGATCTGACCCAGAAGGTTGTCGACCTGGCGCTGATTCAGCTCACTCTCGGCGGTCACCGCGTCCTTCAGGTCGACCGCCAGCAGGGCACGCAGCCGCTCCAGCTCGCGCCCGCGCGCCGCGTTCTGCTGGTCCAAAAGCCGGACCCGCTCGGCGAAGTCGGGGCACTCGTTGGCGTGCAACCAGTCGACGATCTCGCGTACCGGCCCGGCGTCGATCACCTCGCGGCACAGCTCCGGGTCGCCGTCCTGCGGTGCCAGATTCTCGACCTCGATCACAGCAGGCTCCCCACGGTCTGGCCCTCGGTGCCGCCGGGGCATTCGTGGCCGATGACGGCCTGGATGATGTCGATGGCCAGCACGTAGTACGACCCGCCCTCGTCCGGCGGCATGGCCGGTACGTACACCTCCGGTGCGTCGCACAGCAGGTGGCCGACCATCAGGCCGGTACCGTCGTCGGCGTGCCGCGTGGTCACCGTGTGCGGAGCCGGTGCGCTGGCCGGGCGCGGCTCAGGCGCTGCCGGTGTGGGCGACATCGAACACCGTCCCTCTCTGTCGGATCCTGACGCTCTGTCCCCGGGTCAAGACGCCGCCACCTCCGCCGTCCGTCTCGGTACGCCGGTACGTCACCGTCGGGTTAAGCTCGGGGTCCATGTCGGCGAAGATGACCACGTCAGAGTAGGTCAGTCGGCCGTCGCGGGTCTCTACCTCATACGATCGGCCGTTGATCGTGACGAAGTAGACGGGCTCGGGCTCGACCACCACGTCGAACTCTTCCACCCAGACCATCGCGCGGATCATCGTCCAGCCGTCCGGAACGGCGGCGTCCTCGGCCACCGTCAGGTACGGGCCGCGCACCAGCTGCAGACTTCTGGACCTGACCAGGCCGAGCAGGTAGGCGCATGCCGCTCGGCCGACCGCGCCCCAGTGGTCGCCCGCCTTGCCGCTCTTGGCCAGCGTGTCGAAGTAGTACGCCACGGCGCCCTTGTCGTCGGGCGACTGCAGCGAGATCGTCACCCGGTCGAAGTCCGGCCACTGCAGGGCCGGTGTCCCCAGGTCGATCCGTGTCAGCGGGGTGTTGGCTGGCTTCATAGTACACTACCCTACCGCACCGGTTGCCCAGGCGGCCAGCAGGGTCAGCCCGGCGGCGACCGCCAGCAGGCCGTGAGTCTCAGCCAGAGCCCTTCTGAGGGTCTTGGAGGGTCCCACGCGGGCCCAGGCTATCCCGGTGGCCGCCGCCAGGCACAAGACGCTGGACAGTACCACTCCGGCCCAGCCGTGCACCACGACGTACGGCAGGGCGGGCAGAATCGTGCCCAGGCCGGTGGTCGAGCCGATGGTGAGCGATGCGAACAGCCCGTGCTCGCTGTCGGACAGCCACTCGCCGCCGCCCATGCTGATCACCCCGCCGATCGCCAGCCCGACCGTGGTCAGCCACATCGCCCGGGGATCGTGGGCCAGCTGGAACACCGCGCCCAGCACGGTGACCAGCCCGTCGAACGCCCCGAACACGGCCGGTCGGATCAGCTTCCTGACGTCCATGGCTCCTCGTCCTGCGCTCCGGCCGCCGACGCCATCCGGTCGAACTCCCGGTTTACCTCTTCGGCGTCCTTGATCAGCCGCTTCAGCTCCCGGTCCTGCTCGGACTCCTGCACGATGGTGCCGTCGATCCTGACCTGGACCGGCGCCGCCGCGCCCGTCAGCTTGATCCGCCGGTCGCTCACCGACAGGTACCCGTTGAACAGCTTCATAAACCCATCGACATCCTTGAGCCGACGGCGCTCCTCAATCATCGGCAGGAGTGTCTGCTGCAGGGCGTCGTACCGGTCCAGCTCCATCGCGCGGATCTCTTTGATCAGCTCTTCCGGAACGTACTCCTTGATCGCCTGCTCGTACCGCTTGCGGGCCGTGGCGATCGTGCAGCCCTGGATCGCCGCGATCTGCGCCAGCGAGTGGTTGGTCTTGCGCAGGTCGTACGCCTGCTGCCGCAGCCACCGCTTCTGGGCCTTCTCGCGGTTCCACCGGGCGATCGCCGCCGGGCTCTTGAGGAACCCGGGCGGCGGCTCGTCGTCGATCGTCTCGGTCACCTACGCCACCCCTCCCGCTTGCGTCTCCGATTGAACACTGACCACGGTCCTGGCCTCGGACCTTATCGTGATGAACTTGCCGCCGGGCTGGATGTCGGCGGTCAGAGTGCGGCCCCGGGCGGCGGCGGCACTCCTGAGCCTGTGGACCATCGTCTCGGCCGGACCGGTGAAGTCGCGCGGCCGGACCAGGGTCCACTCCCGGCCGTCCAGCCACTCGTCAAAGGGGTATCTCACTCCGTCATTATAGCGCCGAGGCCCCCGTGCTTTCGGCCACCGGGGGTCTCGACTTGCGGGCTGTCCCGCCTCGACCAGTCTCCTGACCGTCGTCCCGGCCACAGGTCGGCATCCGGCATGCGCGCACTCTGGGCCGCTCCGGCCCCGGCTGCTTCCCCACAGCCTGAAGCTGGTCCTGCCAGTATACACCGGACCGAGTACTGCTACCAGGACACTACTATTTGACTCGCTGTCATGTCGGGTTTGTCAAACTGTCGAGCGAGTACCCCTGCGACGGGGGAGCGTCCCCGGGACCGCCCGGCTGGCCGTTCCACTTCACCACGGGCAGCCGCTCGGCCGAGTAGCCGTGGCGCACGTGCCCGACAACCGTGCCGCTCTCGCCGCTCTTGGCGTGGCGCACGCTCGCGCCCACTTTCGGCAGCGCCATGTCGGCGCGGTCGGTCGGTTTGATGTTCGGCTGGCCGCTGTAACTGGACCCCGGGTTCATCCCGCCCAGGTACGAGTCGTAGGCCAGGCTGTCACCAGTGTCCACGCCTCACAGCTCCGCTGTGAGGCGCGGGGTGCAATCGGTAGTGATCATGTCCCCAGTTTACCCCCCGCCCGGACGCCAGTCCGGGCGGATGGCATCGCCCAATCCCCTCCGGTACTTGCCGTCCGGCTTATTGCCGGTCAGATGCCACAGGCCGCAGTGATCGCACGGATGCGTCGCACAGGTCACCCGCTCGATCTTCTGATCCTCGTTGCGCAGCCTGAAGTGTATGTCCAGCAGCGCCAGCTGGGCCTCCAGCTCGGTCGGGTACTTGTACTTGCCGGTCTGCTCACACCACCGTCTGGACACGGGCGCGCACCGCCTCGACCGCCCTGAATCTCAGACCCCTGACTCCGCTCTCGCTGCACCCCACCGCCTGCGCTATCTCCTCGGTCGACCATCCGTCGGCCGTCATCGCCACTACGGCCGCCCGCCGCAGCGGTATCCCCCGCAGCAGCGACACGGCGGCCGACGCCTCCTCGCGCATCAGCATCCTATCCTCCGGCCCCGGACACCGGTCCGACACCAGCTCGACTTCGACCCCCTCCAGCCCCACCGCCACGTCCGCGATCGCCCGGCGGCGCGCGCCCACCCGGGCCTGGTCGGCCAGGCGGTTGTGTGCTATCGTCACCAGCCACGCGACGATCGGCCGCTCATGCGAATACGAACCGATACTGCGCCACGCCTTGAGGTAAACGTCCTGTACCGTGTCCTCGGCGTCGGCCGGGGTCCGACACCGCACCCGCACGTACCCGCGCACCCGCCCGACAGTGGCGCTGTAGATCCGGCCGAACGCGTCAGGGTCCCCCGCCTGTGCGGCGGCGACCCACTCTCTCTCGTCTCCGGGTATGATCTCGTCCATGCCGGAACTCCATCACGCGGCTTGACCGCCTGACAATCCCACCGGGCGGATACGAGGTCCCACGCCAGCCGGGGCAGCTCCCAGCACAGGACCCGCACGACCCACCAGCTGCCCAGCAGCATCAGCCACACGACCATCACCGGCCACGGTCGGACATTCGGTCTCACGGCGCACCTCCCAGCGCGGATGACACCGGCCCGGTGCGCCTCTCGGCAGCACCGGGCCGGGTACTCGTTCGCAGACCGGTGTGGTGCCCGGCCAGACTATCGCCGTGTGTGCGACCACGGTTACGCGTCCAGGCTGCTGCCTCCTGCTGTCGAACGGTGGGAGCGCCGGGGTTCGAACCCGGGACCTTCGAGCCTTTACCGCTTGTTGGCTCGACGCGCTGGCCGCTGCGCCACAGCTCCCCTGCCAGACCGGCGGCCGGACGGGGCGGGGGGGTGGCGCCGTCCGGCCGCCTGCTGGCGGGCCGTGCCCCCGGCGGATCGGGGAGGCCGCCGGACCGGGCACACACCCACCGTACCCCGCCGCTTCGCAGGGGCGCAAGTGGTCCTGACCAACGTCAACCTTGAACTTGACAGACGGTCAAGGGGGTGGTTTACTAGTAATAGAGCGGCCGACCGGCCGCCGGACGAAGGGACAGGGCGATGGCCGAGACCAGGACGATCGAGGGCACCGAGGTCAGCTTCAACAACCCGGGCGGGCGCTGGGTGTTCGCGGGCTGCCGGACGACTGGCGGCTACGAGACGATCCAGGACGCCATGGTCGAGGCCCGGCTGCAGCTGACCAACCTCTACAGCGGGTCGCTGAACACGGCCGAGGTGGACCCCAAGGACCACCGCGCCAGCGTCAAGACCCTGAAGGTGCTGTGGGCCCGCTGGTGAGCCCGACTCACGGACTGAGGGAGACGACGATGACCCGGCAGCAGGAACTCACCCAGCAGGTCAAGGACCACGTCGCCGAGAACCTCGGACGCTGGAGCATCGGTTGCGCCAGCCTGGCCGACCTGACCGACGCGCAGATCTCCGCCGCGATCGGCCGGGCCCGCACCCTGGACGGCGCCCTGGACCGGGTGTTCCGGGTGGTCATGGACCTGCACAACGAGCGGCTGACCGCGTGGTGGGACGCCCACCCCGAGGGTGAGCGCCGTGCGGGCGTCCTGTTCTCTTACGACACCGTCAACCAGTGGATCAAGGAGCAATCGGCATGAGCACCCTGCGCGACATCATGGAGCGAGCGTTCGACGCCGGAGGGGACCACCGGGACGAGCAGATGGACAACTGCCCCGACTTTGACGAGTGGTGGCGCCGCAACCGGGGCGAGATCATCAGCAGCCTGCTGGCAGTCGCCCACCCGGACGCCACCATGTCCATCGACCTGACCAACACCGATATCCGGTTGCTGCTGGCTGCGATCGGGCGCGCGTCGACAGACCGCGATTTCGGCGCCAGCCGCGAGCTGACCGGCCTGTCCGACAAGCTGTACGACCTGCTCTGACCCGGATACACTGCGACCCCCGCACCGTGCCAGGTGCGGGGGTCGCGGCCTGAGCGCCTGCCACAGCGCCCGGTCCTTCCCCATCTGCCACCACTCTAGCGCGCCGCTTCCCGGCAGCGCAACCGCGTTTCCCGTGAAACCAACCCTCAGAACTTGATCAGGTTGGTGTCGGCGTAGCCCTGGCCGAACCCGTCGCCGTCGCCGGTCCAGTTGACGATACCGTGCGCCACGTCCTTCAGGAACGGGTCGCGCTGGTAGTCCACCAGCTGGCCGGTCTGTCCGCTCAGGCGGTGCCGCACGCGGGACCCGATGGCGGGCAGCGCGGTACCGCCCACCCCCCGGGGCGTCTGCCGCTCGCTGTCCCGGCTGGACCTGGGCACGCTGGCGCCGCCGTCCGGGGAGTATGCGGGATTCGACATCACAGCGCTCCAGTGTTCCGGTTGCGCGGCCGGATCGACGCCGCCGACTGGGTCCCGGTGTACAGATCGGAGGGCTCGGACCCTTGCACCCTCAACGCGTTGGCGCTCACACCTTGCGGCCACGACATATCCTCGCCCGCCCACACGACCTGGGGCACGGCCGTGCCGGAGTACCCGTGCGGCCGGTGCCCGGTCACCACGCCCTCCTGACCCGACGTGCGGTGCACCACGCGGGCGCCTACCGGCGGCACGCGCGGGTCGGGGTCGGTCGGTGGCAGCGGCATGTCGCTGTTCATCTCGGCCGCCGCGTGCGGGTGGTACCTCTGGTCGAAGGTCATGGCTTGAGAGGGTTGCGGCGCGGGTACCGCGCCGTACACCGGGCCGCTCTGCGACTGCCCGGAGTCCTGCGGCGTCTGGTACAGCTTGGCTGATGTCGGCTTGGCTGCCATGCTCCCATGGTACCAGCCGCACGGTGGGTAGCACTGGACGACCGCGCAAGGAGTGTGGTGGGGTGGCGCCCGTCCTGCGCCACCCCTCCCATGCCATATCGACCACTGAATCGAGGTCTCTTGATCGCCGTCAAGATCTACGAGTCCGACTCCGGCCCCCGCGTCGAGGTCGTCGCCGACCAGCTGGACGTCAGGGGGGAGTCCACCCTGGATCCGGACGTGATGGCCCACGCGGCGGCGGCGACCTGGCGGTCCGCGCGTGCCGCCCTGCGCTGTGCCGCCCGCGAGGACGCCGACGTACCGCCGCCCCCGCGCGGCCGGACCATCGTGCAGCCGTGCGCGGACGGCCCGGGAGACTTGCCAGACTGACAAGGGTAGTGTACCGTGGTCCTGTGCAGCGGCACTCACTACCACACCAGGAGGACACCGTGGCCAGATTCGCCATCGTCGTGGAGACCGACGACGAGAAGGACACCGCCCTGTACGGCGAGCCCTACACCGCCGAGGGCATGCAGACCGCCCTGGAGGCCGCGTTCTCGCAGAACGGCCTGCAGGTGGCCGACATCCGCAAGATCACCAAGGGCAAGCTCACGCTGGTCGTCTCCGACTGATACACTGGTACCGCCCAGAGACCGGCAAGGCGGCGCCCCAGACCTCCCACCACGGGTCCGGGGCGCCGCCGTCTATGCTCTACAGGTACTGCTCCCACGTGTTCAGGAACGCTGCCGCCGCGTGGCGCTCGAACTCGGCCTGCGCCCGGTCCACCGCGTCGGTGTGGCGGCCGGTATTCCGCAGGATCCGGCTGGCCTCCTTCACCGTCTCGCGCAGGGCACCCACCAGATCGTACCGGTAGGCCTCATCGGACTGCAGCTTGCCGTACAGCTTCCAATCGGCCTGGGCCTTGAGCAGCGAGCCCAGGTTATGCGAGCTGACCATCTGCCCGCGCGCCAGCTCGTCGGCCACGCGCGCCCTGGTCATGGTCAGGTTGGTGAAGTACGTCCCGCACGCCCACTCGACCTGGTCCCGACTCAGCTCGTTCTCGCCCATGTCGGCCTCCTCTCGCGGGGGCCGCCCGTCGGCCCCACACTTAAAATTAAACCAGGACCTTGACCGTCTGTCAACCCCCTCGGCGCGCCCGGTCGGCCCGGACCTGCTCCCTGTTGAACCGGTACACCTTGCGGAACAGCAGCCACCCCCGCCACGCGTAGAATGCCCACACTCCCGCCTGATCGGCGGCTGCCCCGACGGCAGCGGCGAACAGCGCCCCATGCACCCAGTTCACCGAGACCGCCGCCGGACCGCCTGGCTGGACGGAACCCGGTGCGCCCAGTACCGGCGGCGCAGCTCGGCGGCCCACCACTGGCCGACCGCCAGCACCGACAGCGCGCAGAACAGGGCCGCGTTCTGGGACAGCACCGGGCCGGGCGGGTAGTGCAGGCTGAGGATGGAGCTGCACGAGAACCCGCCCGCCAGCGCGATCGGAACCAGCATCCAGATACCTAGACGCCCAGCGCGACCGATTGCCAGATAGTCAGAGAACGTAGCCGGACGGCCTCGACGCTGACCGTGTGCGAGTCGTCCGACCACAGCACCAGGCAGCTGTCTCCCGGCGCCAGCACCCGTCCCCAGCGGGGCCGCTCCTCGTTCCTGTCCTCCGCCGGACAGACCAGCTCCCCCGGCGCGAACACCGGGCCGACCACCACCAGGTCGGACAGCAGGACGTCCTCCGGCTCCCACCGGCCCGACACCGACATCGGCTGAACCTGCACCATGTCGTAGTCGACCTTTAGCACGTACCCCACCAGCTGCCGGACGGTGCTGGCCACCAGGTACCCTCGGCGCACCACCATGTGCGACCACCTCCTCCGCCAGTACACCCCCCTCTTGCCAGGCGGTCAAGCCTTCAGGGGTTGATGCCGGTCTAACCCGCGTGTTCACGGTCCCAGTGTCCCTTCTCCAGGGAGTGCTTGGCCGACTCGGTCCGCACCCGGTCCAGATCTCCGCACACGCTGCAGCGCGCCCACATCCCGCCGTCGTCCTCCAGCGGCTTGAACCCCTGGAACCCGCGCCCGTTGCGGTTGGCCGGGGTCGCGTCCCCCGACAGCGCGGCGTCCACCCTGCGCAGGAACCTTGCCAACCGAGATCCGGAAGCCATTGACGTCTCCTCTCATACGCCGGGCCGGACGGCCCGACTGGGCCGGTGCCGGACCCCCTGTTCGGGGCCCGGTCCGACCCGGCCGGTCCGACCGGTTCACACGATCTTGTACTTGTCCGCCGGAGAGGTGCGCACCTCGCCGCCGGAGGTCTCATAGGTCGCGTTGCCACTGGCGTCGATCTTGGCCGCGTACACCCAGCGCCCGATCTTGATGGTGGCCTCGGTCACCTTGGCCTTGCGGGGGCGGGGGGTCTTGGCCGGGGCGTCGGCCTTGCGGGCGTCCCGCTCGGCCTTGCGCGCGGCGCGGGCCGCCGCCTTCTCCCTGCCGTTCTTGATGCCGTTGGTCACCATGTAGGCGAACGGGAACGCGGCGGCGGCGTCCTCGGCCGTGGTCACGCGGACCACTCCGCCCGTGTTGACCCGCACGCTGCGGTCCTCGACGCCCGCCCGGATCAGCAGGGCCTTCAGCTTCGCGTCGTGGCCGGGGGCGAAGTCGCGGGTGGTGTGCGACCGGCAGCCGGTGTCGGCGTACTCCATCGTCTCGGCGTCGCTACCGATCTCCAGCTCGTACGCGCCGCACAGGCAGGGCTTCTCGGCCTGGGCCTCAGGGGTCTGGGCGGTGATCGTCTTGGCGGCCATCTCGGGTCTCCTCGGGTTTCTCTCGGGGCCGCCTGTCGGCCCCACTAAGAAAATTAAACCACCCGTAGACTACTCTTGTCAAGCTGTCAAAGGCCGATGTTTTTCAGACCACACGGTCGCAGATCAGACACAGTAATATGTGTACGTCGACTACGTCCCACATCGCGGTGGTGCGGCCCTTGGCCGCACATGCCCGACATCTTATCACGCTCATCACCCGGTCGCGCCGCCACAGCTCGTCGCGCCGTGGCCGACGCGACGGGTCGGGCCCCGGACCCTGAGGTCCGGGGCCCGCAGGCGGAGTCTGGTCAGGCACCGCTCGACCCGAATCCGTTGACGCCGCGCGACTTGTCGGTGCGGACCTGCCCCCAGCGCGGCACGTAGTCCACGACCGGCGCGGGCAGCAGGATCAGCTGGGCGATCCGGTCGCCCGCCGCCAGCACGGTGTCCGTATCGCCTAGGTTCTTGACCCCGGCGAACAGCTCGCCGGTCCACCCGGCGTCGATGACTCCGGTGCTGACCAGCAGGTTCCGGCGCCGCAGCGACGACGAGCGACCGGTGATCATCGCCCACGTCCCGTGCGGCAGGTCCACCTTGACTCCGCTGGGCACGTCGACGAACGCGCCCGCCGGTACCTCGGTGTCGGTGCTCACGATCAGGTCCAGCCCGGCGTCGTCCGGGTACCCGCGCACCGGCAGCAGGGACCGCAGCGTCCCGCCGACCTCGGACACCTGGGTCAGCGTGTCGGTAGCCACCGGCTCGAACACCAGCGGGCGGCGGTCGCCGTCGAATCGCTCCAGCAGGGCCAGCTGCTCCAGCATCCACGCGGCGCCCGCCTTGATCTCGCCCACGTCCGGGTACACCACCTTGACGTGGGTCCACCGCTCCCAGGACCGCAGGACGGCCGACACCTCGATGTCGGTCACGATCAGGGACGGCCGGGCCGACCGGACCAGCTGGGCGATCTCGTCCGGCGTCCCCAGGGTCGGCACCCCGGCAGGCAACAGCGCCACCCCCCCTCGGGCCGACGCAAGCGCGAACTCGTTCACATGCTGGATGGCCGCGCTCACCTCACCGGCCCGGAACGCGTGGGCGGGGCGGTACACGTCGTGCTGCCCCAGCACCAGCTCGTCCTCGACCATGCTGGCCGCGTCGTACAGCCAGTTGGGCAGCCCGTCGGCCAGATCGATCGGCCTGGCCAGATACACCATCAATGTTCTGTCACCTCCGACAGGTCGTAGTACCGGCTCTTGACCTGGTTGGCCACCAGGTCGACGGCGTACCACAGCTGGTTGACCGGGTCGCCGGACCTGTCGCCGCCGGTCGCCAGCCAGATCACCACACCCGATACGAGGATGGCCGGATCGGTACCCCGCCGGGTGTGGTGGTCCATCAGCAGCTGGACATAGGCCGTCCTGAGCCGGGCGCGGTTCCTGCTGCTGAGCCAGTTCAGCTGCTGGCTCAGCTGGGCCGCCGACGACTGCAGCTCGGCCACGGTGGGCCTGCTCAACCCGGCCAGTTTCCGGCCGCTCGGATCCGCCGAGCCATCATGGCGTAGGTCACGATGTCCAGCAGCGTATCGTCGCCGACCCGCTCGCCGCGCAGGACGGCGTCGCTCCACCGTCCGGACTTGCCGGTGATGTAGTTCCAGCAGCCCAGCTCCAGCGCTTCGTCGTCGGTGACCTCGCGGCCCTGCAGCTTGGCGACCTTGCGCCCCTCCTCCATCAGGCTGTTGCTGCCGTAGGCCGCCGCCTTGATAGCCGCCGCGTGTGCGTCGCCCCGGGCGATCGACACCCACCACGCCTCCAGGTCGGGTGCGGGCCCGGCGGTCTCGCGGCCCTGCAGCTCGTGCACCTGCTCGGCGTGCAGCAGCCCGGTTGCCACCCCCGTCCACTCGCGCGGCGGGCTCGGACGGGCGTCGGCCTCATTGACCCTGACCTCGGTCACGCGCGGCGGCAGCAGGGCAGCCTGCTGCGGAGTGGGGATCGGCGCACCCGGTGCCACCGGGTCGAAGATCCGGGGGGCGCGGGCCGGATCGACCACTCCGCCGACCGCCAGCGCCCCGGTCGGCTCCGGATCGGTGCCCGGCTCCCGCTGCCCATCGTCGAAGACGGCGGGCAGCACGGCGGTCTGGTCCATCGTGCCCTGGACCTTGGGCCTGCGGTGCTCTCCGTTGCCGGTCACTCGTAGATCCTCTCGTCCACCATGGCCGTGTCCGGCCCGGTGCCCACGTACGCCACGGTCGAGTCCAGGCAGTCCTGCGCCATCCGGGCCAGTTTGAACCGGGCCGTGTACGACAGCACGTCGAGCCGGGGGAAGATACTGGACCCGGTGGCATTCGATCCGGCCACCTCCGACTCGATCTGGTCGAACATGGTGGCGGCCAGCAGGACGCTGTCGCTGGGCGCGCCGTTGGCCTTGAACGCCTCGGCGGCCAGCTCGGCGTCCCATCTTCCGACCCGGCGGACCTTCTGGGTGACCGTGGTCAGCTCCTGCGGCAGGCCCAGCGTCTCCCAGCTGGTCTCCCCCTTCAGCGGGCCGCTGCTCCCGGCGACGCGGATCGGGTACGGGCGCATGCAGACCAGGACACGGATCCGGCTGCCGCGCCACGGCCACAGACCGACCCCGGCCTGGGCCAGGAAGTCGGTCGCCCGGCAGTCGCCCGACGTACAGAACGGGTAGTACCCGGCATGCTGGCCCAGCCCGTACCCCTGGGTGCCCTCGATCACCACCGCGCCGTTCGGCGACCTGAGCTGTCCGTCCAGCATCCGGGCCGTCCCGTAGGTGCAGCCCAGGTCGTACTGCGAGTGAACCTTGCCCCACAGGTGGGCTTCGCGCAGCGTCCGGGCCGACCGCGCCGCACCGATACCCTTGGCCGTCGACCCGATCCGGTCGCGCAGCACCAGCCGCTCGGCCTGCCGGTGGTGCGGCTCGATCACGGTGGTCGTGGCGTCGATCAGCAGCCGCTCGGTCACCTTGTACCCGGCGCTGTCCAGCTGCCGGACCTCGTGCACCAGCACGTCGGGATCGATCTCGCTGCCCTCGGCGATCACCAGGTCCGACAGCGGCGCCGTGACCGCCGACACCGGGACCTGCCGCAGCCGCCACGGGTGCCTGCCGCACGGGTGCGTCCCGGTCGGCTGGTGGTCCTGCTCGTCGCAGTCGGCCGGACAGTGGCCCAGCACCGTGTGCCCGGCGTTGGGTCCGCCGACTCGGACGCCGACCACGGTGTGGCTCCGGTTCTCCAGGTCTGCGGCCAGCCGACCGGCCACCGCGCCCTTGCCCTCACTTCCGAACTGTCCGCCGACCACCACATACAGCTTGCCTTGCAAGATGTCCTCCCTTTGGTTGGCTGTCCGGCCATCTGGGCAGTAGTATCCCACCCTGCTTGGCCGCCGGTCAAGAGCGCGCGTCCTGCGCACTCCCGCCTATCCGGTGCGGGGCGCCGGACGTATCGTCCGCTTCCACGCCTCCAGTGCCGCCGCCCCCTGCCTGCGCAGGACGCTCTCTATGAAGAAGTACCCGTGCAGCTCGGCCGACTTGGCGTGCGGGCCGTGTCCGTAGGACTTGAACCTGCGCTGCGGCCAGTCCCGCCACGGGTCGCGCTTCAGTACCAGCTTGTGCTGGTCGGGAGTCTGGATGACCAGCGGCTTGCCGAACCAGCGGCAGATGAACCGGGTGGACCCGATCATCTGGCTGGTCAGGAACTCGCTGCCCTGCTGCTGGGCCATGAACTCGCCCCGCAGGGCGAACCGCTCGATGATCACCAGGTCCGGCAGCGCCACCCCTCCCACCGCCTCGGCCCATTGAACCGCTCTAGGTGTCCCGCGACACACCTCCATGAGCCGGTCCTCGAACAGGGTGGGCGAGGTCTCGGTAGCCGCCACGCACACCGCTCCGCGCCACTCGGCCAGCCCGACGTGAACGTCGCCCGGGTCCACGCTCCACCAAGTGCCGGGCAGCTCGGTGTAGTCATGACTGGCTAGCCTGGCCACCGCTCCGCCTTCCATCCCTCGTAGGTTCGCCACCCGCTGGCCAGCAGCGTCGGAACGGGGTCGCCGTCTTGGTCGGTCCACCAGACCCGGTCGCGACGGGGCGGACCGACCGTGCGCCGCTCCAGGTGGTCGCGCAGCGGCCCCTGAGGGTCGATGTGCATCTGCTGCATCTCCAGGTTGCAGGTACCGTCGAAGTCCCAGTATCGGCGCCTGAACCCCCACATCGGACCCTCTCCGGACCCCTCCGGGCGGGAGTACAGCTCCATCGTGTCCGCGTCGCCCAGGTCCGGCAGAAACCCCATCTGCACCTCGCGGACCAGCAGCATGCCGCCCGCGCCGAACGAACTGGCACGGACCGTCACGCTGAGCCACAGCACTACTTTGCCACCCATCGTCCCGCCTTCCTCTCCCGGTTGCGCCACCGGGCGTACTCGCGCACGCCCCACAGGTTGACCCGGACCGAGTCGTTGCGGGGGTCGGCCGGGTCGATGAACCACGCCAGCGACTTGACCACGAACGACTGGCCACCGACCTGGACGGGCGACCCCTCGGCAGGCGGGCTGACGTGGTGTCTGATCGGCCCGGGGACGGCCGGGACCTTCGGGTTGCGCTCGTCCGGCACGGCGCATCCGCGCGGCAGGGCGTACTCCACCCGCACGCCCCGTCGGTTGCCCTCCTCACGCAAGCGGGAGAAGTGCAGGTCCTGTTCCAGCTCGTCGACATACTTCAGCAGGGCCCTGACGTGGTGCTCGGTCGGCGTGGGCGGGATGTACAGCATCTCCCGGCGGTTGCCGAACCGCCTGTTGCTGCGCTCCCGGATCTCGTCCAGGTCCGGCGGGCGGTTAAACACCGGCCGCTCCCTGTGCGCCCGGGAACGGCGCCAGCCGCCCCGACTCGTGCAGCCCCCGGATCACGTCCACCTTGGCCGATATGCGCTCCTGGGCGATCGCCAGCGCCGGGTCCCTGGTGGACACGGCGCGCGGGCCGCTCATCAGGCGCACCACCTCCATCTCCCCGCCGAGCAGGTCCAGATACGGAGCCAGCCACGGCGGCACCTGGTACCGGCCGTACGGGTCCTGATGTCTGGCGTGCTTGGTCATATCAGTCCTCCTCTGCCTTGTCGGCGGGCCTGAGCCAGTCCCGCAGCCCGCCGACAACGAACGCGTGGTCGTCCCGGTGGATGTGGTCCAGGTGCGCGTCGACCGCCTCCAGTACAGTCTCCCTGTCGCCGGGTCGCAGCAGCAGGCCGTCGCGCCGCAGGTACCGCAGCATCTGGATCTGGGCGGCCATCTGGACCTGCATGAGTGCCAGCGGGGCATTCACGTCTACCCTGGCGGGCTTGCCGCTCATCAGCCGGACGACCTCGTCCCGGCCGCCGAGCAGGCCCAGGAACGGCTCCATCCAGCCGGGCGGCCCGTAGTCGCCCCGATCACGCGGTTCTGACAACGTCGACCTCCTCCTCGTACGGCTGGCCTGTCATGGGGTTGACGCGCCAGCAGGTTGCCACCATGCTGTCGTCGACCTTGCCCAGGATCAGATACCTGACCCGGGGGTCGGCCATGTAGTTGATGTCGGTACGGCTGGGCAGTGGCGGACCGGACGGGTGGCTGTGGTACCAGGCCACCGGCTCCAGCCCGCGCGCGCCCAGCTCGCCGTACAGCCCGATCAGCCGCTCGGCGCCGATCTCGTAGAACGATCGGGGGTCGGCCGCCTCGTTACGGCAGCGCACCATCTCGGTGACCGTGCTCGACCCGATCGGCCCGGCCAGCGCGCCGCAGCACTCACGGGGGTACTCGTCGGCGGCATGATCGGCCATCTGCTTGAGCATCCGGTCGGTGACGGTCATCATCCCTGCCTCACCCACCGGGCCAGCTCCCGCTCCAGCATATCCTTGCGCTTGCGCGACTCGTCAGCCAGCAGACCCACCAGCTTGAACACCTCGTCCCAGTCCAGGGTCAGCTGCTCGCTCAGGTCCGAACGGAACAGCACCACCCCTCCCGGACTGCTCTCCGTCAAGATCTGTCTGTGCGCGCCGCCGCTCATCCTGCAGCCACCTTCCCCTCTCCCACAGTGCCTGATTCAGGTCCGCTATCAACGCGTGTACGCCGTTCCAGTCCAGCCCCGCCACGGCAGTCTGACCGCCGAATTCTCCGATCAGGACCAGTCCCTCTGGATTCTTGCGCCCGATCTGCACCCGCTGGGGCCGCGCGCCGGGTGCGTAGTCTTCCGGGTTGATGAAGCTCATCCGAGCACCACCTGGTCCCAGGGCTGGACCGGCGGCCGGTTGGCTACCTCGGCCAGAGCCGGACGATAGGCGCGCTCCTGGGCCAGCCTGTCCTGCAGTCTGCCGATCTCGGCGCCCAGCCGCCGCTGCTCGGCGTCCGACTCGCGCAGGCGCCGGATGGCGCGATGGCGGTCGAACGCCCGATACAGGTCGGTACGGCCGCCCCAGCTCAGGAAGTGCCAGCGCACCAGCCGGTACACCACGTCCTCGACCAGGGCGGCCGTCTTGGGCGTGGCCGGGGCGTAGTTGGACGATCCATCCACCCGGGCGTCCCACTTGTCGACCTGCAGCCAGCCCCTGCCCGCACCGACCCGCTCCACCGGCAGCACCGCGCGGCCGATCACGATCTGGTTGTTGACCTCGGGCATATGTACGCTGGCGCGCAGTCGGTCCCGGGCCGTCCCGGTTTCCGGCGGACGCCCCAGCCAGATCTCCAGGACCTGGTCGGACAGCGGCTCGCTCCAGTCGGCCCAGCCGACCTGGACGATACCGTCGTGCATCCGGGGGATCACGTACCGGATCCTGCCCGCGTCCCAGTCAACCAGCGGATACGCCTGGTACCGGGCGTACCCGGTGCGGGTCCACGGGACCCGCACCTCGACCGGCGGCCGGGCGCTGATCCGGGTGTACCGGCCGCCGCCGACCGCTGCGTCGATCCGGTCGACCTCGGGGAACGCGTGCGGGATGAGTGCCTTGCTCATCGTGTCTACCTCCTCGTCCCCGGTACACTACCCTACCACTTGACTTCCTGTCAAGACGGATCAACGTAGGCCACGATCTCCACGCTATCGCCGGACGCGTCGGGTCCTCTCCAGTCGATCTCCTGGACCTTCCACGCCTGTGGGCCCTTGACCAACCAGCCGTCGGCCAGAGCGTCGACCACGGCTGCGGCCAACACTCCGGGGTTGTCGGTCTGGGGCCACTCGAACCGTCCGTGGGCGGTATCGAACAGCGTCTGGCGGACCAGTTCGAACAGCTGCTGCCGGGAGCCGGTCACTTGGTGGCCTTCCAGCGCTCGGGGACGATCGGGAAGGACATCTTGCGGCCACGGACCGAGTAGTCGCGCTCGTAGATCTCCGTGCCGATGGCCGCCGCCTGCTGGGCGAGAGAGTAGCCCGCGTCGGTGTCCGGCACCTCGACCACCATGCTGTCGTGGATGGCCAGCACCTGGATGCCCGGCAGCTCCCGCTCGACCTGGATCATCCAGGTCTTGCCGGTCTGGGCCAGGTCGCCCTGGATGACCGCGTTGAACGCCTTATGCGTGTGCTCGTCCGGACCGAACCAGCGGCGCCGCCCGTCGATCAGGGTGACGTAGCCGACTCCGCCCAGCCCCTTGTCGGCCTTGCACTGGATCCGGTACGGCACGGTGCGGAACTCGGGGAACTGGGCGTAGAACGCGTCGCGTGCCTCGGCCGTCTCCCTGCGGCTGTACTCCAGGCCCGTGTACTCCAGGATCTGGGCGCGCAGCGTGTCGATACCAGCGCCGTACATGGTGCCGAATGTGACCCGCTTGCCGACGCCCCGCAGGTCCTGGAAGGTGGGGTCGGTCTCCAGGATCCCCCAGATCCGCTTGGCGTTGGCGCCGTGCAGGTCCTCGCCCGAGTCGATCACGTCCCACATGGCAGAGCAGCCGGTCACCACCGTCGCGATACGGACCTCGCCCTGGGGCAGGTCCATCTCCCACAAGGCGTAGCCGGGCCGCGCGCCGATCAGGCCCCGGACCGGTCGGTCCTTGACCACGTCGGGCAGCTGATTGAAGTGGGGGATAGCCTGCAGCTGGACCCGGGAGACGGCCAGGCGGCCGGAGATCGCCCCGCCCTTGGGGGCGCCGGGCCGGTCCGACTCGATGGCGGTCTGCATGAAGTCGGTGCGCAGCCGTCCGTCCGGGCCGGTCCGCATCGCCCAGCCCCGGTACCACTTGCCCAGCGCGCTCTTGCAGTGCGACCAGTCGTCGTACTCGGCCGCGTACGGCTCGCCGTCCTGGACCAGCAGCCGGATCTGGGCCTCGTCCACGCACGGGTCCCGGCGCTTGTCGGTGACCTTGATGGGCGTCAGCCCGCGCCCGCCGTCCTCCTTGGCCCCGAAGTAGTACCGGCCGACCTCCTGGACCTTGGCCGGGTCGAACGGCAGATCTCGGGCGATGTTGTCCATCTCGGCCTGGAGGTCGGCCGCCGCCTGCATGCTGGTCTTGGCGTCGTAGCTCATGCCCCGGCGCTGCATCCGATACAGCACCCGCATCAGGTCGATGTCCTTGTCGATCTGGTCCCAGGCCCCGGGCGGGGCGTCGCCCTGCTCGATCCGGGCGATCTGGCGGTACAGCAGCATCAGGGCAAGCTCTGCGTCCCGGGCCGCGTATGGGCCGATGATCGGCCAGGGGATCAGGTCGTACCGCTTGGTCAGGCCGACGCCCAGTTTCTTGAGCGCGGCGGCCAGCTCCTCCTCCTCCCGGGTGCTGTCCTCGCCCCAGATCCGGCGGGCGGTCCGCTTCAGGGCCACCGGGTGCAGCGGATCCAGCAGCGCCTGGATCAGCATCGTGTCGGCCAGCTTGGTATTGGGGCAGTGCTTGTCGATGTCCAGCCCGAATACGGGGCCGAGCGGGTCGTCTCCCCACAGGATCGGGTCGATCGCCTGCTGGGCCTGCGGGCTGAACTCGGCGCGCAGCCGGGGGTTGTGCAGCCACTGGTCCCGGGCGATCTCCTCGCGCGGGCCCACCGTGGCCACGGTCAGGTCGTGCTTGGCGTTGTGCATCACGATGTAGTCGCGCGCCCGCAGCCACCGCAGCAGGTTGATCCAGTGTTCCAGCCCCAGGTTGGGGCAGGCCTCCTCGTAGGTCATCGGCCGGTCCGGCACCTCGCCGACCATGTCCTCCCCCGGCGCCGGTACCGCGTCCCCGGGGACGCGGAACTTCGACAAGATCTTGTCGACATCCTCCTGGGTCAGCAGCGGGTACCCCCCGCCGTCCCTCGGACGGCGGATCCGGCCCGGCTTGCCGACCATGGGGCCCTGGTCGAACGGCCAGGCGTGGCTGTGGATCTCGCCCGTGTCGGGGTCCATCCACGCCACGCTCGCCGCACTGACCCGGGCCGGTGGACTGCTCTTCTGCATGTTGGTGTCGGTACCGGGGTCGCCGTCGGGGTGCAGGCCGGAGCCCTCGGTGTCGAACAACACCGGCCACCCGGGCGGCAGGTCCGGCAGCACCACCCCACCCACCACCATGTCCGACTGAACCGTTGTCCCGCTCATCGTCTCTGCCCCTCGATAGCCAACTGGTTGATACGCTGTCGCTTGTCCCAGCGGGCCTGGACGCTCATGCTGCCCAGACCCGTGCTGCCCCGCACGACCCGGCCCTGGCCCAGCGGCTCCAGCACGATGTAGCCCCGGCGGATGGCCTCGGCCAGGGTCCAGGCCGTGGTCGTGCCGCGTGCGTCGTGCCCCGGCCGGGTCTTCTGGGTACCCAGCCGGATGGCGGCGCGCCGCAGGTGGGTCTTGACCGTGCTGGGCATCATGTACAGCCGCAGGCCGACGGCCTCGGCGCTGTTGCCCAGTTCCGCCACGGCGTACAGGACCTGGGCCTCACGGTCGGTCAGCGGCGTACCCGGTTTGACCTCAGTCATGAGATCCTCGTGATGTCGGTGACGTCGGCGGTGGCCACGACCGCCCGGATGACGGCCGCCTTGATCTTGTCGGGTGTCACCGGATTCTCCGGCTGGTACCCGTACAGCCAGGTGTCAGGGAGCATCAAGTTTGCGTAGAGAGGGCCGATCTGCCAGCGGGAGAACTCGTAGCGCACGTTCGGATTGCGGTACGCCAGCAGCATCTCGTCCGGGGTCATCGACAGGTTCTTGAGAAAATCCAGACTGTCGACCTGCCAGGGCCATACGGCCTCGTACCGGATCCATCTGCCGGACGCGTCCATCTCGCGGACCTGGCCGTCGAGCGGGCCGCCGACGAACAGCGCCCACAGGGCGGTCTGGGCCTGGCGGGCGTCGGCGTGCTCGGCCTGGGTCTGGGGCTTGGGGCGGGTGCCATCCGGATCGGGTGTGGTCATGGGGTCACCCCACCATCCGGCTTGCCCGGCGGTCAAGACGCCAGATCCATCCGCGAACCACCCGGCTGTAGTCCCTGGCGACGAACCGGTGCCCGCACGGCTCCAGGGCGGCCGTGTACAACATCTCGAAGACTACCGAGTCCGGCGCCTCCCGCGTCACCACACAGTCCAGTACGATCCGGTCGGCCGGGGTGCCGCATGGGCACGACACTCCGGCCGACCGGATCTCGATCCTGTGGCTCACCATCAGCGGCCGGGCTGGTCGCGGTATCGGGTCAGCCGGACATGGGTGGCAGTCTGGCCCCGGTCCAGCCAGAACGTGGTGGACGGATTGGCCGCGCCCGACACCTCGTCGGCCCGCAGCAGTTTGTACCCGTCCTCGTCCCGGCTCAGGACGAACCAGCCGCCCTCGTCGCACGAGAACTGACCGAACAGTTTGACAGAAGCCACGGTGGACGGGTACCGGACTGCACGGGTCGGCAGATCGCCCATCTGAGTCAGCGCGGCCAGCCGGGCATTCTTCTCCTCGGTGCTGTGTCCGTCCCACGTGGGACGGGCGTGCCGGGCCGGGGCGACGTGCTCGAACAGGTGCCAGTCGTCCTGGTGGATGTGCCAGGACAGCTGCCCGGCGGGAGACTTCACGTAGACGACCCGATAGTCCGGGGTCTTGGGGTCCGGCGCCCACCACGAGTCCCAGACGGCCGCCAGGACGGCCACGAGACGCGCCCTCTCGGTGTAGGCCAGGTCCCGCGCTCGCGTGGCTTCGGAGACGGTCTCCCGGGTCTCGTCGCCGGTCGACCCCTGTACAGCCAGCCGGACACTCTCGTCGCGATAGGCCTGCTGGCCCTGCTGGTACGCGTGGCCGATGCGGGCCAAACCCTCGCCGAGCTGGCGCATGGACTCGGTCAGGCGGGGCGCCGCCTCGGCGGGGGTCGGCTGGACGACCGTGTCCCCGTCGTACGTGACCAGCCACTCGCGGACGCCGTCGTTGGCGCGAACCAATCGGTCGATCCGGTCCAGGTACTGGTCGGGCACGGCCTCCTCGGTCCCGTCCGGGTCCAGGTCGCCCGCCGCGACGCACAGGTGGCGGACGCGCTCGACCAGGTCCTGGTATTCTTTGGCTCCGATCCACGGCATGTCGGGTCAGCCCTTCTAGTTGTCGGGGTGCGGCAGGTGGATGTACCGGCCGCCGCCCTCTCGGATGGTGAAGCCGTTTTGATCGTGTCCGACCAGCTTGGCCTCGTCGTCCCGCATCAGCTGCTGGGTGACGTAGCACAGGGCGTCGGCCAGCTCCTCTTGCAGGTCCTTCATCGGGTCCCGGCCGTTGTACGTGCGCAGCTCGGACCCGTACTTGAAGGTACCGTGCTCGCGCCGGGTGTCCAGCAGCCGGATCACCGTGTCGGTGACGCTGTCGCCCGTATTGACCGGGGCGGGCTCGGTGTGGTACTCGGTCACGTAGTCGGCCGCCCTGTTGACCAGGTCGGCACTGCCGCCGTAGTGGCCCACGAACTGTCTGGCGTCCTCGACCGGATGCTGCGGGGGCAGCGGCGCGGGAGTGAGCATCTGGTCCAGCGTGCTGCCGGGCGGGACCGCCAGCCTGCGGATGGACTCCCGCGTACGGTTGCTGGTCACCACCCGGACCCGCACGTGGCCGTCCCCCTCGACGATGAATCGGGAGCCCCGGGGCAGATCGCCGTAGGAGACGCTGTGCACCGTCAGCAGGTCGGCCGTCGTCGTACGGCGCGGGTCGAGGGGGGCCATCTTGTCGGCCCAGTCGATGCGGTTCAGGAAGGACATGCGCTCGTGGTACCGGTCGAACACGTTGTCCGCCTCGGTGTGGACCGCCGTCCACAGCTCGGCCCGGCGCTCCTCGCCGGACTCGGCCCAGTCGTCGCGCATCCGGTTGCACGCGGACAACAGCAGCCGCAGGGACAGCAGGTCGACGCGCTGGCGGTCGTCCAGGTTGGGGGAGGTGTGGCCTCGGTTGAGTTCGGCCGCAGCGTCGTCGGCCTCGCGCCGAGCCTTGGCGGCCACTCGCTCGGTTCTGATCCTGGCCGCCTGCTGGCGGGGACAGACCTCGCCGTCGGCGCACTCGGTGCACAGCTGCTGGTCCCGGTAGTTCTTGTACGTGCCGACGCAGCATCTGCACGCCTCGCACCGGAATGCGTTCCCGGCGACCACACCGTCCATGTCGGCCTCAGCCATGGCGCGCAGGGCGTAGG